TCCCGCCGCCCGGCAGTAGACTACTACTTCCCTGGTCTGGGGTAGCCTACTCCCTAGTAGCTTCAAGAGCTCCTGCTTGTCGTAGTAGGTCCGGCCGTTAATCTCGTTCTTCCATTTGTTGACCGCGCCCCGGTTGACATAGCCTTCTAGGGTCTTTAACGATACCCCAAGAAACTGGGCGGCTTCCTTCTTGTACACGAGCTCTCCGCTTGGAAAGGGTACTAGGGGTCTAGAGTCTGTCTGTTGCATGAGGTTATTTATCCGGGCCCCGGCGGCCAGTCGGGAAGTCTCAGTAGCCAGGGTCTCGCGGCTTCCTACTAGCGTCCAACGGCTCGGGCCCCTCTAGAGCCTGGGAGCCTGCTCGGGGCCGTGGAGTGGGCGGTCGCCGTACTCCCTAGTCCCCATGAATGCACAGCTTGTACCCTTTGGGCGGTGGTCAGTCAGGGTACTCCCTAGTCCCACGGGGCCGGGGTCAGGGCTGGGTTAGGCTGGCCTGGCAGGGGTACTCCCTAGTCCCGAGTGGTGCTAGCCTGGTCGGGTAGAGCCGGGCTGGCTGTGGGTACTCCCTAGTCCTAGCCTACCTGGCTCTGATAGAAATAGGCTAGATTGGGCTAGCGTGCTGGCTAGCTCTGTACCGAGCATGGAGCTTGCTCCTAGTCTGGTTAGGCTAGTATCTGGTATTTTGTTTATTAATAATATAGGTAGACTAGAGAGTATTTAAACTTTAGTGGGTAGGGGCGCACTCCAGTCTTTGTGACCCCAAATATCCACGGCTAGATGGGCCGGGCTCTGGGTATAATAATCAGGAGTAACAATTTAAAAAGAAATAATATGATAGAAATAATAGTAATAGCATCATTTTTTGCTATAATAGCAGCACTTTTATATCTAATTTATTTAGGAAATAAAAACAATCCAATGTCAATATCAGCAACCGAAGATATTATGAAAATTACAGGTTCAAATCCTGTCCTGACTACCAAAAATAGAAATAATGAAAGCAATACTTGAATTTGATTTAACTGAGCCGGCGGATGTTGAAGCCCACCTACGCTGTGTACAGTCCTTGGAGCTGGTACTTTTTGTACTCAAAATAGAAGCCGAACTCAGGGCTAAACTAAAATACGGCGAGCTGAGTGAATGCGAATGGAAAACCCTTGACCGCTTCAGGGAATTCTTTTACTCAGAGCTTAATGACCATGGCCTTAACCTTGACAGCTTAGCCAGCTAAAGACTGGTCCCTTTTTTTGGTATATTAGCCTAGATAAATAACTTTACAAAAAAAAAGAATTAGAAAATGAAAAACGTAATTAAAAGATTTACACAATTTGTAAACGAGTCAATGGGTTCTAACCTTAAAGGAATTCAACCAATCCGAAATTTTGGATATTTATCTGATGCTCAACGTGATGAGCTTGCTGCGGATGCAGATACTGAAGCTAGAATGGAAGACTTTGACGGAGAAGTAGACAATGCAATGATTGATCCTGTACTTAGTCAAATTCAAACTGACTTAACTAGGGATGATGAATTATATTTTGATATCAGCGTTGATTTAGAAGCTGGAGAATATACAGTTCATGGAATATACGATTCAACTTATGGAACTTATGGAGTTCGTATCCATGATAAATTTGATATTCCTGAATTACCTATCACTTTACCTCTACCTGACCTGTTTAATCAAGTAGTAGACGGTACGGTTGAATATGGCGAAGCTCCTTCAGATACTGAAATGGAAGACTATCGTGGATTATCAAAAAAATACAGTTCACGTCCAACCGACGGACTAGAGCCAGAAGAAATGTCAAGATTTAATCAGTTAGGCAAAAAGGTTTCAGACTCTCGACCAAATTCAAGAGTTGACAGAAAGATGTAAGTTAATTACCAACCTATAATCTAAAGGACCCTTAGCAATATCGGTCCTTTTTAGGGTATGCTGACTCAGATAAATAAAAAAAACAGACAGACATTATGCAAAAAGAACAAATACTAGGACTAGTAAGACACACATTAACCTTTATTGGTGGAGCCCTAGTGGCAAAAGGTTTAGCAACCGAGACTATCTCTAATGAATTGATTGGTGCAATCATGACCCTAATCGGTGGTGTATGGTCAATCATAGCAAAGACCAAATAGAATTCTATAACCAGCAATGAAAGCTCCATATTTGGGGCTTTTTTTGTGTCAGTAAATCGGGCGATAAATAATAAAAACACTGAACTTGAATAATGCCAAACGTAGTAAAATACAACGCGACCGCTCAAACCTCAGCTCTTAAAAAGTCAAATTACTGGATAGGGGTTGGTGACGTTGACAAAGGACCGACTGGGTCAACTGATTACTGGAACGGAATCACTCCACCGTCTGGCGGTTACACAATATATCAAAATAAGGCATCAGGCGGTCCGTCAATTTTGGTTGCTGCAAACGATGCAGAGCTAATAACCTATACTAGAATGATTTCAGGCGTAACCTATGGCAGTGCCGCAGCTGCGTTACAGTACTATTACGGCCAAACCGATAAGATGGTAATTGATCGAGATTATGAAGCAGTGAATACAACTAATTTAGTATGGTCGGTTGATGCTGCTTTTGCACCTTCGTATCCACGCACCGGCACGGTGGTGAATGATATGGGCAGTTCAGTAGTTACCCAAAACCTGACAAACGGGCCAGCCTTTGTTTCAGCTGGGGCAGCCTCGTATTTTTCATTTGATGGCACCAATGATTTTCTAACCACTAGCGCTTACAATGCAGCATTCAATACCAACGGTAATCAAGCCTATACCGCTGAAGTCTGGTTCTATACTGGTGCAGCCAGTACAACAGCATATTACCCAATTTTTTCGAATTACACGGTTGTTGGTGGCTTTAACGCAGGTTGGGGCTTGTGGTACTCTCAGAACTCAGCGAGCGTAAGTGCAGGTAATGTTATTGTATATGGTGAAAGATTTGGCGGTGCAGTTACCGGGTATGCCGGTGAAATAATTGCAACCGGCAGTTTCTATAATACTTGGCATCAAATCGTTTCAGTATATGACGGCACTAATCTAATGTTTTATCGTAATGGTGTTCTAAAGCAGACGACCTCTTCAACGTACACAATATCAAATACCGTCGCTCTAGTGCAGCTTGCAGCTAGACCAAATACAAGTTCGCCGGTTGGATTCTCGCCAATCAGGGTTAACGTAGCTCGGCTCTATACAAGAGCCTTAACTTCAGCTCAAGTACTTCAAAATTTCAATGCACAAAAAGGCAGACTAGGCCTCTAAAATAATACAACTTTTAATGGAAAGGCAATTCATAATATTTAACGTTTCAGAATTATCAAAGATTAATTTCGAAGAGGTCCTAGAGACCAGTGCCGATACTGTTAGAAGATCACTAGACGGTACCAAAACCTTTGTTAAGTGGGAAGATCCAGTGCCTCAGTGCATTCAACTTTTGACCACAGCAGATGGGCCCTACTTGTATCAGGAAATGCTAGAGATTCTGGACGGGCCGGACTGGCTGGATGAGGTCTAGCTTTAAGAGTGCTAATTTTTTGGGGTATATTAACCTGAATAAATAACCGTATGAAATCACTAGTTAAAGGGTTTAGTCAGTTTATAAACGAGGACCTTGATTCGTCAGGTTCTAATCGTATTGAATTAGACTTGGTAAAAGAACTGCCTGACTTATACAGTCGAGCTGCACGAATTGGCGACGATGAAGATGACGATACTGATTATACCCATGATATTACGACTACTCTAACCGCAATCAAATACGATACACCGGCTGATATTGACCAGCTCAGAGAGTTGGGTCTAGCTCAAGGTGCTTGGGAAACTGATCCAGACTGGATAGAGGCACTGGATGAAATAAGTTACATAACTGATAAATTCATAGACGATTCATTCCATACTGAACCGGTTAAACTAAAATTAATATTTGACGATGAAGAAGGCGGGTACGGCGGATACGGTCCAGGCGGTGGAGGTATGGGCCGAACTATCTTTTGTGGAGTTCAAGAATTTACTAAAGACGTGATCCTTGATAAGTTTACCTATTTATTACGATATACTGATATATTTGAATATTAATACCTAAAATAAAAAACAGAGAATGACAAAGTATATTAAACTATTTGAAGAGCATGAAGAGGACGAGGAAGACCTTAGGCAATTAAGAGATTTGGGTTTAGCCGATCCTGAATTAACCTATGACTTGCAGTTTTCAATTGACCCGGATTGGGCAATGGGAAACGGGCCGGCCGAAACGGTTATTGAAATTACAAATTTAATTAATGGAATTGGGGATTGGAAAGGTGTTGGTAAAGTTTCAGTGATTGACGTATTTGGCAAGTTTGGAAGTAAGGGAATTGCTTGGGAAGGTCCGCTATCCGAAGTTGGACTTAACGATGAAGCTGACGACTACACTATGGATGAAATTGACATTGATGATTTTAATGCTGATGCATTTATTACCTTTACCAGTTTTTTAGGAGAAGATGAAATTGAAGATTTTATTAATGATCAGTTGATTCACCTAACTGCTTATGGTAACTATGATCTTGAATTAATTGAAGATTAATATGAAACACTTAAAACTATTTGAAGAACATATTAACCCTAGTCAAGCAGATGACGATGCTACTCGAGATGAATTAATAGATTTAGGTCTGGCTGATCCTGATCCTTATTATGAAAGGGTTGCTCGCCAATTAGCAGAGGCTGGTATTGAGATAATTGCAAGATTTAATTGGACTGACGAAGTTTATGAACCTCGACCAGATTTTTCAATAATGGTATTTGGAGTTACCATAGAATATAATGGTATGGAGTTTGATCTTGAATGGGATGAAAGCGATGCCTATTCAAATTGGGACGAATCACGTTGGAGACTTACATGGACTCAAGATTTTGAACCAATTAAGTGGAATCTAAGTTTAGATGAAGTAATTGAACTCGTTAAAACTTTAACCCCAAAACCAGAAGAAGATGATACTGACTTTGAAGTTGACGATGATTTATTGGGCTTACCAAAGGATGCACAAAAAACTCTAATGAAAGTCCGTAAAAAAATAAAAGACTTTAAGTCCTAGTCAAAATGACAATTTATAATTATGAAACACTTGAAACTATTTGAAAATTTTATACCCGAAGCACGCGAATCTGATTTAGAAGGTTTGGCTGACTTGGGACTTGGTCCATCTCAACTTGAATGGGAGGTAGAATACGATGAGGATACTGAGAGCATGGAAAGATCCGATAAGCAAAAAATGTACGAGTATGAATCCCCAACTGGAGCTCACATTACTAGGGTTGAAGGGGTAATCGAAGCATTTCAAACCAACTTAGACATTTACTTTAGCAATGAAGATAAAATTCAAATGCACATTAAATTCTCACAACACCCTACATTTAAAGGCAGCTCCGCTTTTCAAGTTAGACATGGTGGTAAATGGCACTCATTGCTTAGTATTGACCAAGCTGAAGAATGGTTACAGAAAGTAGAAGACTCAGGCTCGGCCGTTCAGCCAATATTCTATTATTACGAAGAGTTTTTAAAAACTTTAAATGAAGGTTTAAATATTACAACTAATGAGATGATGAAGCCGGACTATACTCGACTACGCTTATTCATTAGAGCTTTACGTGATTTACCAATTGACTCAAATACCGTACTTAAAATACGTGGTTTAATTAATTCTCGAATGATTGATCCGTATCTTGATAGACTCACTATCTTAGCTGAAGTAGGCCGAACCTTTTCGGATATTCCAGGTATTAGTGAATTGGTTGCAAAGTTTAGCAGACCACTTACTGAAGCTCGTGAGATTGAGCCGCATGAAGAAGCTGAACTAGCTAATATGAAAGACACAGTTGATGACTTAAATGGCTTAATTGAATTAGGTTTAATCGATGATTCCGGATATCGGAAAGAGATGGTTGCTATTACTAAAGCTTTTAACAAATTTATTAAGGGTTTAAATTTAGATCGTAAAGATCAAGCGGATCTTGATCTGTTAAAATCTCTTGGCAAAAAAGCCGGCCAAGACTCATTAATTGGCTTAGATACAGCTGGTGCAAAAGCTCTCTTGGCAAAAGGTTTACATCTGGTTTCCAGCCCAACCCAATTGGCAAACGGTTCATTAATATTTTCGGTTGACCCGAATTACAGACGTAGCGATGGATGGGGTATTGGATTTTTTCCTGGGCCAAAGGTTATCAGGCGTATGACCCCAAAACAAATTAATATTGGGGTTTGGTCAAGACGTGCTGGCTCAATGGATATTGCAATAAAACATTTTAGAGACACAACTAGTAATCTAGATTTCTATAATAAGGCAATGTTATGGGCGGCTGACAATATTGATTTTGAACATGCAGTAATGTATCCTGAAAAGAGCATATGGAAATATTATAAAAAGAAAAAAAAGGCTATTACTAAAAGATCAGAATCAGACGAGCTACGTGTACAAGCTGATGAACTTGCATCAGAAACCAGAATCATGCCGTATCAATCCCCGGCAGATCGAATTATTGCACTGACCAAGTACATTGAATCTTGGAAATTAAGACTTAAAGCTGCTCAGCTTGATAATAGCCAAAAAGACATATTTGATGCAGAGCAAAAGATTGCACATATGGAACTTGATATTGCTAACTTAAAGAAACACGGTTATAATTAAAGCAACCTCTATTCAATTTTATACTTAAGGCTGGAATTCCAGCCTTTTTTTATGTGATGATAGTATAATAAAACCATCTTATGGAAAGTCAATTAACTGAAACTCAATCTGCAATTAACCAAGCCAGATTAATAATGGAAAGCTTTGATCCAACTGGCGCAATGACAATTGGATTTGATAAGCCAACGTATATCCTAACCTCTGAACAAATGGGAATTATTGCAGGAGCCCTCTATTTGGCAGACTGCGATTTAGACTACTTAATCAGTAACCATGTTATCTGAAAACCGAAAAGCTCGATACGAATACGAGTTCATTGAACGGTGGACTGCTGGTATTTCGCTAGTTGGATCAGAGGTTAAGTCAGTTAAAGCAGGTCATATTGATTTTACTGGGTCTTGGTGCGAATTACGAAATGGCGAGTGCTGGCTTAAGGATCTATACATTAAAGAATCAGCAACAGCCTTTAGCCACCAGGATAAACGAGAGAGGCGGTTATTGTTAACTAAAAAGGAACTAAAGAAGCTGGATAAGCTGATGGACAAGGGCCTCACGATCGTTCCAGTATCAATTCAGGTTAATCCAAAGGGTTTAATTAAAGTATCTATTGCTTTAGCCAAAGGTAAGAAACTTTGGGACAAGCGCCAAGTTATAAAGAATAGGGATGCTGACCGAGCTTTATTGATTTCAGGTTAAATAAATAAACCTTGAAATAATAATCATTATGAAATATATTAAACTATTTGAATCATTTATTGCAGAAGTCGCAGGTTATCCGTTGGTTGCTGCAACCTCAGCGGTTAAAGGTTGGGCTGATCAAGGCGATGGAACATGGATGGTTAAGTGCACATTAGGTAGAATTTATATAGCAACTGCCGAAACTAAAAATAACGGCAACGTTTCAGTATTTTTAACAGCAAATGATCCGGCAACCGTAAAAAGTCTTCAAGCATTAGGTTGTAAAGAAACAGCTCCAGCTAGCGGAGTCTATAAATTAGTAGATAAAGATAAAACCGAATATTCTTATAATAAAATGTTTAGTTTAACTTTAACTGATGTAAAGACTGGCGATCCAATTTTAGTATCAATTGCAAATGTACTAAACAAAGTGCAAGCTGCAGCTACTACTACGCAAACCGTAAGTGACTATACTGGTCTTAAAAATTCAACTACGGCCAATGATAAAGTTAAAGCTCTACAGACTGCAATTATTGCCAGTGGAAATGCGGCTGCTGCAAAAGCACTTAATGATAAGGGCGGAGCTACCGGAATTTACGGTCCTGAAACCGCTGCAGCCATTGGAATCCTAATTGACACCCCAACTGCTCCACCGTCTGAAATTACAAAAGAGATTAATACTAAGATCCAAGCTAAATTAACCATTGATAAAACTGCTGGTCAAAAATACGCAGATGATTTCTTTGGAACGGTTACTGATCCAAACGATCCGACCAAACAAATTAAAGTAGGAGATGTAATCCGACAACAGCAAGCTGCTGATACCGCTGCGGTTACAACTACCACAACTAACAAACCATAATGTATTTTAATTAAATTAGCCAAATTTATCAAAAGATTGGTATTATTTAATTTTAATGAATAATATTTATGGAAACTATCTTAAACAAGCGTGAAATTTTTGCAGTTGCTGCAATGCAAGGAATGCTAATGGACCACACCTATTCAGTTGAAATCATTCCTGAATTAGCTGTAAAAATTGCAGATAACTTAATTAGTCAACTAGATCAAATCAAGTCTGATTTACCTAACCCCTCTAACCCACAATGATGATGTACTCTCTATTACAAGGAATTTTTGAATATTTAATAGTTGGAATTAGTTGGGCAATATTAGTTGAATATTTAGATTCACAAAGAGCCGCTTCTAAACTTAAAAAAAGTATTACCACTAGGCTTATACTTGTATTGTTGTGGCCAGCTACAATATTCATAGCAATCGTTAATCTATTAAGAAATTTAATACACAAATAATATGTCAAAAACAATAGTAGTACAGGATAAATTCAGAACCAATGAACTAAGTGTACAGCCAGGCGGAGCAACTGTAACAGTTTCACATTCAGACGGGTCTCACCGAGTTTATAAAAATATTAAAAATCCAAGGGCTTATACCAATTCAATACTTAAGGACGAAACTATTATCTCAGTGCAAGTAGACGGTCAGGCCTATTGGGCCAGATAAATAACCTAAACATTTACGTCTATATGATTGACAAACTTGTAACTGGTAGAAATACCTCATTTCTAAAAGTCTTAGAAATTTTACAAAACACGTATGGCGAAACTCCAATTAATATAATCGAGACTGGTTGTATTCGAGGAACTAGCGAAGTAAGCAAAATGGGAGATGGTTGGAGCACATTTAACTGGGAATTCTATGCAAAACAAACTGGCTCAACTGTATATGTAGTTGATATAAATGCTGAACATATTAAACGCTCCCAAGAAATTGTTCCTGAAAGCAAGTTTGTTAAGTATAACCTAAGCGACTCAGTTGAATATTTACAAAAGTTTGATAAAAAGATTGATCTGCTTTTCCTAGATAGTTTTGACTATTGTGGAGATGAGGAGAATGTTAGAGCATGTCACAATCATTCTCTTAATGAAACCCTTGCGGCTTGGGATAAATTAAATGACCATTGCTTTATTTTAATAGACGATGTCTTTAATACTGCATGGGACGGTAAAGGTAAATTAACAATACCTTATCTACTTGAAAATGGATTTACTTTAGAGTATTTTACCGATCAACAAGCTTTATTAAGAAGATGAAGTACTTCAACTATTTTGATGGAGCGCTCTACATAAATTTAGAAAGCAGACTTGATCGTAGAGAATCATTTGAGAACAAGGCGTTTGACGCTGGCTTAATAATTCCTAGATTTAATGCAATTGCGTTTAATCCAGATGAGGTAGCTAAAAATCCAAATGATCCTAATTGGCATAAAAAGGTTAGCAGTGCAGCCTCTCATCAAGAGTGTATTAAACTTGCAAAGAATAACGGTTGGGAAAATTGCCTTATATTTGAAGATGATTGTATTTTCATAGATAATTTCATGAGTAAAGCTGAAGCCTGTATTTCTGATTTAAAAGAGAGAGATTGGGATATGTTCTTTTTTGGCGGAGAACCTGCAAGCAAATGTAATCCAATCACTCAGAATATTGTACAAACTGACGGAGTTTATGGAGCCCATGCCTATGCAATTAATAGCCGGTTCTATGATACCGTACTCTCATATCCAAATGATCGTAACTTAATTGATGTTATTTACATTCACTGCTCAATCCATAGCAAAAAATTCTATTTAGCTAAGGAATTATTAATTTGGCAAGATGATGATCGTTATCCATCTGATCTTTGGATCAAATCAGGAAGCGAAAAAATTTATCGAGATGCCTATACAAAATTTGTACCTAATGAATAAACTAAGTTTTGTTTGCACAACCTTTCGTCGATATCGTTGTGTTGAACGTATAATTGAACAATATCTACAACAGGATTATCGAAATTCAGAGTTAATTATTTTTAATACTGACGAAGAAAACCCATTTAGTTTGGACCCAAGTCTTGACTATTCAAATATTATTATAGTTAACAATGGAATTGACTATGAGACTCAACTGCCGTACACTAATCGTGGAGCTATTTGCAGAGATGCAGTGACTCATGCAACTGGAGACTATTTCATGTTAGCAGATGACGATGACATTTATTTGCCATGGCATTTTAGACAAGCAGTTGAAGGAATTCTGTCAAACGGAAAAGACTCATGGAAACCTGAACAAAGCTTCTTTGCAACTCCTTATAAACTTGAAATGGTAAGCAATACAATGGAAGCTTCCGTAATTGTTAAGATGCAAAGAATTAAAGAAATTGGGTTTAGAACTGATGCTACTGGGTATGAGGGCTTAAGTTGGTATACCCAGCTTAGAGATGAAGGCCAATTAGACGAGCATAACTCTGAATACGTTCCATCTTATTGTTTTAATTGGTCTGATCCAACTGAACTTGCTGGACATAAACAAAGCGGTGATATTAATAACCCTAATAATTTTGATAATCATAAGCTTAGCTCAAATGATATTTCAAATAAACCGTTAAATCGTTGTGGTCTTGCAATTATAACAGAATGTTATTCAAAGTATTATAATTATTTACAATTAAATTCAAAAAGGTTTAATCCAGTCCTCTGGGATAAATATGTAAAAATGTACATCAGTTAAATCGCTGACTGATAAATAACCTAGATGAAACACTTAAAACCATATACATCATTTATTAATGAGGGCCAATTTTATCAAGGGGAACTTAACCCAGTATTTTGGCAAGATGGTCAATTTGACCAAGAGACCAGAACTAAACTATTACAAATAGCTACCGATTTTTATACTGACCTTAAAGTTGAGGCTCCAATTATTGATATTCATTTAACTGGCTCTTTGGCAAATTTTAACTGGACCGAACACTCTGACCTTGATGTACACGTTCTACTTGACTTCTCAACGATCGGAGAGGATGTTGAGCTTGTTAAAAAAGCAATGGACGGCTTACGATTCGTTTGGAACTTAAGACATCCAGTTAAAATTAAAGGATTTGATGTTGAACTCTATGCACAAGACCATAAAGAGCCTCACGTTGCATCAGGTTTATATTCTTTGCTAAAAGGCGAATGGATTATTGAACCAAAGGCAGATGAGCCAAAGATTGATGAAAACGACGTTTTACGTAAAGCCGAAGCTTATAAAGTAGAAATTGCTGAACTTGAAAAAGAGGTTGATCAAACTGATTCTGAACAAGCACGTGAAGCTCAAGACCGTATCTCTGCCCTAAAGCAAAAGATAATGAAAGCTCGTAAAGAAGGTCTTGCCGCAAATGGCGAGTTCTCTATTGAGAATCTAGTATTTAAACAGTTACGTAATGATGGATTTATTGAAAGACTTATAAACCTTGGAGCGAAAGCTTATTCTCATATCTATTCAGACCCAGCTGATTCGCTAGACCGTGACGAGAGAGTAAATGAATCATTAGTTGGAAAAGGTAGTACGGTATTGGTGCTTGGCCCAAAAGTTGAAGGTGCTAAACGATTATTCCTGTTTCATGCTGATTGGTCAAGGCAAGTTGAAAGAAATGGTTGGACTGTAAACATGGTTGGTCTTACTGCACCAGTGTGTATCATTCAAGAACAGGATGGCAGACTAGTTGCAAAGACTATATCAATCAGTCCGGGTAATTTAAAAAAATACGCAGGTCTTACTGACTATAATGTGGTCCTAAATTCCAAAACAAAAACTCCTTTTTGGCATCAAGCGGTTAAGTATACAAATGCTGCTGCTTTATTAAAAGATTTGTCCGCAAGCATTCGATCAATACCTGAAGTTACATTTAATTAATAATTTAAGTATTTAATATATAAATGGGTCCTAGCACTAGAGACCCATTTTTTGGTATATTAGGACTAACATGAAATCAACTGACTTAAGAATAGGAAATATTGTGGATCTTGGAAACAGGATTGCTAAGATTATTGAGATTGGTCCACTAATGTGCATAGTTGTGGACTTAGAAGAAACTCAAGACACGATTGAAGATTACGAAAGAGTAAAAGGTCTTCCATTAACCGATGAATGGTTTATTGAATGGGGATTCCATAAGGATGGTGAGTATTGGTGCAAAGGTATATACGATTATAAGTTCTGCTTTAGATATCGGGACTGGGCTAAAAACTGGGCGTTCTATCAAGAGTTTACAGATAGTCCCGACCCAAGTGATGATGGAAAGAAATACCCAATATCATTTGATATTGAATTCGTGCATCAAATACAAAACTTATGGTTCGCATTATTACATTACGAGATAACAACTAACCCAAATTAATATGGAAGATAAAGAACTAATCATAAAGGCAATAGCTGAGAGAATTAAAGAAGAGCAAAAGAAACATGAAAGGAGTATTCCAAATTGGCATGAAATTGCTGCAAGAAAGATTTATGCTACTTTTAATATTCTATTATTGATTGAAGAATACAGAGAAAAGGAATTACTTAATCGTAATCAGCCATATCACTATGAGGCTGAAATATCATCAGGATTAAATGGCTTAATAGAATTTATTAAAGACAAACAAGACTAATATGGAAAAAATAGATAAAATAAGAATAATATGTTCTTTAACAATGATAGCATCTGGAATACTAGTAATAATTATAGGTGAACCACATGAAAAAATACTAAGTGTAATTCCTTTTTTAATGGGATTATATCCTTTATCAAAAATAGGATTTGAAGAAAGGTATTAAATTTAAAAACAAAACTAATATGAAAACACAAGCAGAAATAGTAATAAAAGCAAAAGCCTATGCAGAATCTATTGGTAATGAAGATGGAACATCTGCTTATGATTATGTAATGGGTTATAATCAATGCCAAGAAGACATTTTTAATGAACTTAATGAATGGATCATAATTACTTTATCTGCTGAATCAAAGTTAGGTGCATCTGATAATGTTATTGAAGCATTATTAAATGTTAAGTATAAAATAGAATCATTAAACAAACAAGGCTAATATGTGGAACTATATTAAATATCTTTTAAAACTATTATTTGGCTTTATGATTATTATAGCAGTTGATGTTATATTAAAGAAGGCTGATCCGTTTGTAGGAAACGTGTGGTTTTACTTAACACTAATGTGTTACAATGGATACTGTTATTTAGAATACAGATTAACTGATAAATCTGAATAATATGAGTTAGTTTAAAAGAATCTAACTCTATTTAAAAACTTTTAGTACTTTTACAAATACAATAAAAATATGGCATCGAACAAAGACATAGGAAAGAAGTATCAATTACTCGACGAGATTGAACACGTACTAAAAAGACCGGGCATGTATATTGGTTCTACTAAACCTCATACCGGAAATGAATGGATCCTAGAAGATGGAGTCTATGAAAAATACGAACTCACATATAACCCAGGTTTTCTTAAGCTGTTTGATGAGATCATTTCAAATTCAGTCGATGAGCATAAGCGCTCAGGTAAAATCAATACAATTAAAGTAACTACTACCCTAGATACTATTACTATTTGGGATAATGGCGGAATCCCAGTAGTTCAACATCCGCAGCATAAAGTTTGGATTCCAGAATTAATCTTTTCGAATCTTAGAGCTGGTTCAAATTTTAATGACGATGAAGGTCGTACTGTTGCAGGTACAAATGGAGTAGGTGCATCGCTAGTTAATATATTCTCAAAGAGGTTTGTTATTGATACAGCTGATGGCAAGAATCGTTTGCTACAAACCTTTACCAATAACATGGCAAACCGAACCCCTGCCAAAATTAGTCGCAGCAGCCAAGGTTTTACTGAGATTACTTATGTTCCAGATCTGGCCAGATTTGAAATGAAAGAGATTAATGCAAGCAATTGGAAGATGATGCGCAAACGGGTTATTGATATTGCGGCAGCAAATCCAGGCCTTAAATTAGAATTCAATGGAGAAAAGTTTAAGTTTAAAACATTTAAAGAATACGTTGATCTCTATGTAAAGGATTCAATTTGGGAAAAGTCAAAGGACTGGGAATTTGCAATGGGCGTTTCAAAAGAAGGTTATCAATCTATTTCATTTGTTAATTCAATTCAAACCAAAGACGGCGGAACTCATGAAGCTTATATCTTAAATCAAGTTATTGAGTACTTACGTACCATGATTAAGAAAAAACACAAGGTTGAAGTTAAACCGTCTGAAATAAAAAACCATCTATTTCTTTTTATAAATTGTACAGTCTTAAATCCAGCATTCTCTTCCCAAACTAAAGAGAAGTTAATTACTGAACCTAAAGATTTTGGTACCAAACACGATGTAACTGAAAAATTTGCAAAGGCAGTATTTACATCAGAAGTAATTCAGTCTCTACTGGATTGGATTGAGCAAAAGAAAAATGCAGATGAGAGAGCTGAACTTCGTAAACTAAATAAATCTCTTGCAAATACTAAAGTCTTAAAATTAATTGATGCAAAAGGCAAGGACCGCAACAAATGTGTTCTTGGAATATTTGAAGGTATGTCTGCCTTATCGGCAGTTCGTAAGTTTAGAGATCCTCAGAACTTTGGAGCATTTCCATTAAAGGGTAAGTTCCTAAATGTAAGTGAGATGACAAATTCTGGAGTTATTCAGAATGACGAGGTGGTTCAGTTAATGGCTTCATTAGGAATTAAGTTAGGAGAAGAACCCAAGGATCTTAGATATGGAAAAGTTTATATCTATACTGATGCAGATCCAGATGGAGACTCAATTGCAGCTCTCCTAATAAACTTCTTTAATAAGTATTGGCCAGAACTATTTGATCAAGGTCGAATATTTAAAGTAATGACTCCACTTGTTGTTGCAAAGAAAGGTAAAGAGGTAAAACCGTTCTATTCAAATGAAGAATATTCTGTATGGGAAAAGAAATCAGGTTCAAAGGGTTGGGATGTTGAATATAAGAAAGGGCTTGCAGCTCTTGAGGATGTTGAGTATCGAGATATTATACACAGCCCAGTTCTGGTTAAACTTCAAAATGATAAGTTATATAAAGATAGTCTTAGTGATTGGTTCGGTTCTGACTCTGAACCTCGTAAAGAAAAACTTCTTAAGCTTTCAATATAATGACAGATAACAAAACCTTAATCCTTGCAGAGTTTGAACAGCTTAAAGGCCAATTCGTAATCAATGCCAGCTGGGAAATTGAAAGACTTGTAGCAGTTGGTGAAGACGATATGGACTACTACTGGATAACCTATAATGGCCGAAAACTAAAATGGAATACGTGTGTCGGTGGAGTTATGCCACTCAAAGGCCATTTAAGAGACCAAGACTATACTGAATTAGTTAGGTTAGCTAAGTTAAATCATTTCGATCAAGCAACCGTTTGGGGAAATAGAAACGCTGAAGAGGCTGATGCCTTTAACCAGAACCATGTTGCTGAGCTTTTGCAATTACCAAAAGACCATAAGTTTTTAACAAAGGTCTGTCTTGAATTAAATTAAGTATATTAATAAAGCATGAATCAACTACAAAATAAAACAGTTACTGAGTATCTTGACCAGGACTATGCAATGTACGGAATGTATACTCTAGAGAGTAGAGCAATTCCATCTGTGATTGATGGTTTTAAACCTACTGCTCGTAAAATTATCTACATTGCAGATAAAGTTTGGAAATCAGGTAATGAGAAGCCCTTAAAGATATTTCAATTAGGCGGACGTATTGCAGCTGATGCGCATTACCATCATGGCGATGGATCCTTAAATGGTGCAATTATTGGAATGGCTCAATCATTCAAGAATTCATTACCTCTACTTGAGGAACTTGGTCAGTTTGGTTCGTTACGATCCCCTGAAGCTGGAGCTGCTCGTTATATTTCAACTAAATTAACTTCAAACTTTAGATTATTATATAAAGACTTTGAACTATTAGAAAATCAGGTCGAAGAAGGAAATACAATTGAACCCAAATATTTCTTGCCAGTTATTCCAACTGTCCTATTAAATGGAAGTTCAGGTATTGCAGTAGGTTTTGCAACCAATATTCTTAATCGTAATCCACTTGACTTAGTTGATGCATGTGTTAAGGTGCTTGATGGTAAAAAGGTTGGCAAATTACTTCCATGGTGGAAAGAATATTCTGGCCCAGTTGAATTGGTTACTGGTACAAATCAATATGTAATGCGTGGAGTATACGAGATTCAAAATACAACAACCGTTAATATTACAGAACTTCCACCGTCAATGACCTTTCAAAAATATGAAGTGTACCTTAACTCCCTATTAGATAGAGGAATCATTTATTCATATGAAGACAATTCAACTAATGGAATTAACTACACTATTAAATTTGCACGAGCAACCTTAGCTGATCTTATTGCAAAGGGCAAGCTTGATCAAACTCTTAAAATGGTTGAGACTGAAACTGAGAACTTAACTTGCCTAAATGAACGAGGTAAATTAATAATCTTTGAAGAGGTTTCTCAAGTTGTAGAATACTTTGTAAATTTCAGATTAAGTTTCTATTCAAAGCGAAAAGCTTTCCTAATTAATAAGTATACTGAAGAACTTAAGTATCTTTCAAACAGAGCACGCTTTGTAAAACTTATAGTTGATGGAAAATTAAAGGTTAATAATGTTCCACGAAAAGAAATAGTAGAATACTTGCAAGCAAATGGATTTGATGAAGTGAATGGTTCTTACAGCTACTTACTAAACATGCCAATTCATTCCTTAACTAAAGAAACCTATGAACAACTATTAAAAGAGGTTGCTGATAAGAAAATTGAATTGGCTGAAATTAAAAAATTAGAACCAATTGACATGTACAGAACAGATTTAACTGAGCTTAAGAAAAATTTAAAAACAACATTAAAATAAATATGGAAAGACACGAAGTAATTTCGCAAACGTTAGGTTTTCCAGGAAGAATGATTTCTGGGTCAAAGAGTGGGTATCACAAAAACTATCCAAACCATCTGGTAATATTCAATGCAAACGTATGTACTGACAAAAATAAAATATGGTATGGAGATTTAGATTTAACATTAGATAAAGATAAACTTTCATCGCTTGCGGTAGCATTGGACCAAGACATGTATGTACTATATGAGATGGATGGCCGCTTCGAAAATGAAAATTCTCCAATAATCAAATCAGCAGCAGTTATTTTTAAAGCTGATGGAACTTGTGAACTTGGTAAAGGATCGCGATACGGAAGTATTAATGTCAAAACTTTAACCATAAAAAATAATTAATACGATCATGATCAAAACATTTACACAATTCCTAACTAGTCTATTTGAAAAGAAAGGCGAAACTCACGAGTTTGGCTGCGCAATGGTCTATTTTAACTTTCCAGAAATAGCAGACTTTCATTCACAAATTGATCAAGCTGATGTCTATACTGAAGAAGGCGACCGCTCATTTGGCCTAGAGGACGAACCTCATACTACTCTGCTATACGGATTACATTCATATAAAATTCCAGACCAAGAGGTGTTGGATATTTGTATGGCTCAACCAATTGGGCCAATGACACTAGTTAATGCATCGCTATTCCAAAACGAAAAATACGATGTTCTTAAATTTGATGTTGAAAATCCGGTCTTATCCAAAATAAATGCAGAATTAGCAAAGCTTCCACATACTACTAATTTTCCAGACTACCATCCACATGCAACTATTGGATACCTAAAACCTGGTACCGGTAAAAAATACGTAGACCTATTTAAGGATAAACAGTATGATGTTGTTCCTGATAAAATTGTGTACTCAAAACCAGGAGGAGAGAGGCTTGAAGAACCATGGAATTAGTTAGCACCTACATTTGTAAAAAAGGAGATATTGGAATTCATGATAATATGTTCGGTGGAACAATTCTTTCAATAATAGACGATGCTTCTGCCAGCTATGCTTCGCAAGTTTGCGATACCCAACGTATTGTTACATTAAAGATCGATGAGCTTATTTTCAAGAAACCAGTTAAGGTTGGAAATATCTTAAAGGTGTATGCAAATGTAAAAGAGTTTGGCATAACATCAGTTACGTTATACATTGAAGTTCGCAAGCATAACGTATACACAGGTTTGCAAACAGTCGTTACTCATACCCATATTAAATTTGTTAGAATAGACGATGAAGGTCTTCCGCTTGCAATAAGCAATAGAGTTAAAGAGAGATACTCTGATCGTATGAAAGAATTCGGTAGAGCTCTATTTACACCAGAAGAAATGATACAATTAAAAAAGAAATCTAAGAATACAAATTGATTTATAGGGTAATACCTACAATAATTGAAGCGGTCTCCTGTAAAGGACTGACCGCTTTATTTATGTAATAAGGATAGCCTTGATAGCTTAGTACATATAATAACCCAATTGAATATTTCTTGGTTAGACTTAACACGATTGAATTTGTACTACGAATATTTAAGTTATTATTGAAACTAACTTGGCGATCTGAATAAAGAGCTGGTTGAAATAGAGTAATTGATGATACTTTGACTAGCGAGTGGATTGCATCAAACCTAAATCTGGTTGATGCTCTAACTGTAAAGTTATTCATATCAGCATTTGAGCTTGATGAATAGTACTCAGGTAAAATTAATTCAGAAATATTAAGAGTACATTTTTTAGTCTTAATAACGGTTAACCCAAAACCCAAACCCACTGAACTTCTAAGATTAATTTTACGTTGAAAAGAGTTTTCGTCTTCGGTAAAGGCTGTTAATTTCCAATTATTGCCTAATGACTTCGTTAAATTAGCCGTTGTATAAAATTCGCTTTCATATAAATCCATGGAGGTTTTACCGTATGGCGACTGTTCACTCCATCGGTAATTTGAATTGATTGCCCAACTATATTTGCCAGTATCCTTTTTGATTTCAGTCTTAACTGTAAGTCCAAGAGAACTAAAATTTCCCCTGGTACCATCAGCTCCAAGGGAAAGATTTTTAACAATTTGACCATGGCTTATTTGAGCAAATCCTAGTACAACTACTAATAATAAGTATCTCATTAATTAATTGAGTTTATGGACGCATTGGATATTCTCCAACTAGGGCAATATAAAATGGAATATATTGTTTATCGCGATAATACATTTGTCCAGGAACATGATCTAATATATTTCCTCTATCGTCTCTAAGTCTTAAGTCAGGTAGTGCAAATGTATGTTGACCATCTCCACCGTATGATCCTCCAATTAAAGAGAATAGTGCAGGATTTTCTTGAACTGATAAGATTTGGCCTTCACATTTTGCCCAGCCCTCTGGTGCCCAATCCCATGGGAATTGTGTAATTGTTCCAATAAAAGTTTCCATTGTTTTGTTTTGTTTTATTATTTTAGTAATGCGTAATATTCGTTGAAGTGTTTGATACGATCGTCTAAACCTATAGTTCCACCATTTACTCTTTTCGTAACTGCGGTTACGGTTGCCGTATCTGCTCCTTTATCGCAAATTGCCCAAAGACTATTAGACTGAAAAAAGAAAGCAGCAGAGGCTAATGGATATTTTGTTGCAACTAGATCAGGACTGGCTAAAATATCGTCACTAACCGTTTTATCAAATTTTGTGTAATTATCTTTACCAGTTAATTGAATATAACCGCGGCCTCTAAATTTCCAGCCTTCTCCACTAGTTTCAGCACCATTACCCATACGGCTACTGTATACCCGGTTTGCAATTTTTTCAGGTTTTCTTTCATATGGAGCAGCAGCTGCTTCATTAACAAAATACTTTTTAAATGTTCCAACTAGACCTTTTGCTGAATAGTTTAAATTTTCCTGGACCGCTTTAAAACCTCCACTTTCATGACCGCATTGAGCAAGAAAATGAGCAAGTCTTAATGAATTGGTAATACCGAACTTGGCAGCCGTGTCTGGAATTTGTGCAATAACACTATCTGGGACATGGCCTTTAAGAGCCGAAAGTTTAAATTCGCTGGTCGGAATTACAGCTTGGACAGTTGAAACCGGCCCCATCAGTTTATCCCAAGAAGATTGAACGATTGTTCCATCTGCAACTAACCCATTAGCAAGTTGCCATTCTTTGACCTTTTTTTCAGTAGCTGGCCCAAATTGGCCATCTGCGGTTAATCCAAGCTTTGTTTGAAGTTGAATAACCTCCGGTCCGGTTGATCCATTTTTTAATACCATAAATACGAGTTTCTTGTTATTTATTCGTTGGATTCATCCTATCTAAACAGAAGAATAAATAATCAAGTATGGGCCTTTACATTAACAAAAGAGTTTCAAAATTAATATTAGATTGGTGTATTCAAAAATACGGTCCAAGTGCATACGCTAATGTAAAAACCTTAACCATTGAGCTGGATCCTAACCTGGAATGCTTTGGTCAATACTTTCCATACCCTAATACAATTGTGATAAACCCCAAGAAACACCGCTCACTTATTGCACTATGCTCAACTATCATACATGAGTATACACATTTTCAACAAGACATGGTAAAATACCTAGAATATCGAAACAGCTATGAAAATCATCCATATGAGATAAGCTCAAATAACCGAGGCGACCGCGATAAACTTGAGGCTCGGCGTTATATTTTAGGGAAACTACGTAAAAGATTGTAGTATAATTACTCTATAAATAATAAAAATAAAACAAAACAAATGAGAAAGTCAATTTTCGCTATCGTTGCTATCACTGCAATGCTTGCTGTTGCTAGCTGTCAAAACGCAGCAACTGAGACACCGGTTACAATTGGAGCTGATTCAACCCTAGTTGATTCAACTAAATGCGTTAATCCGGATTCATGTGCTGCAGTTAATTCAACTTCAGTAGCTGATACGACCGTGTCTAAGTAATTAGTTAACACTTTTTACTATCTAAATGCTCAAAGTGCAAACTTTGAGCATTTGTTTTTTGTATAAATAACAAAAAATATTGCATGCATGTCAGAAAATCAAAACCCAATTACTGGATTTGCAGATACATTTCTATCAAAGTTAAAAGAACAGTCATTTGTAATCATTCTTATGCTTGGAGTGATATATTACCAACACAGGTTAATGGAAGAGCGTGTTAACTATTGGCAAAAGTTATATGAAGAAAAAGAGATTTATATAACCGAGACAGCTAAGGATGATAAGCAGGTTTTGTTAGACAGAATTAAATATTTACAAGATCAGCGGGATAAGTATGTGGATGAAGCCTTAAACGAGGCACGATCAAAATAGAAAAAATATAATAGAGATGAACGAAACGTCAATTGTAGGTATAGTTTTAGCGCTAATTGGTATTCTTAAAGGTAAAGATATTTGGGAATTCTTTAAGCACCGAGCTGATGTTAAAAGTAAATCAACTGATAAAGTTATTGAAGTATATGAAAAGCAATTAAATAATTGCGAAACCAAGGTTCAGAATCTTGAAAGTAAGAATGAACTGTTATCTAAACGGTTTGAAGCTAAGTTAAAGAGTAGAGGCACTAAAAAACCTGAAAATAAAGCTTAGTCAATTAGAACCAAATTTTAGAAATTGAGTATTATAGTATAAAATAATATTCAATGGAGCAAAATGTCAGAGTGGGACTTGAAAACTCAAGCCCAATTATTTGCGAGTCGTGCGGTGGAGACACCTTTAGCGAAGCAACCTATTTACGAAAAATTTCAAAATTATTAACTGGATCGCCGGAAGATATGATTGTACCGGTTCCAACATTTATATGTACCAAATGCGGTCATGTGAATACTCAATTTCAAGTAAAGGATGCCAAGGCTCAACCTACTGACTCTCCTAAAATAATTTCATAACATGGAGATAACATTTATATCAGACACACATTGGCTAGTTTCGGATCAATCTAAGATAGAAGAATTAAATGAGCTTTTACCTGGTGGCCCAATTTTGGTACACGCAGGAGATGTAAGCGGCAGAGGTACGGAAAGAGAGATTAGACTCTTCTTGGATTGGTTTCACAAGCTACCTTACATGCATAAAATCTTAATTGCAGGCAATCATGACTTCTTTTTTGAAGTTGCAAAACCTGAAGAGGTTCAAGCTCTACTTGCTGAATATCCTGGAATTACCTACTTAAACGATAGTGGAGTTACCATTGAAGATATAAAATTTTGGGGTAGTCCAGTAACACCGGAGTTTCATAATTGGGCATTTAATCGTTTTGAAAATGAAATTGGTGCCCATTGGGCTCTTATTCCTGAAGAAGTTGATGTCCTAATAACCCATGGCCCGCCTCACGGAGTTCTAGATAAAACAATCAGAGAAGGTTGGAGTGTTGGTTGTAAACAATTACTCGCAAAGGTTGATCAAGTTAAACCACAAGTTCATGTATTTGGGCATATTCATGAAGGCATGGGTCAAATTAAAATTGGCAATACCCTTTTTATTAATGCATCAGTTGTTGATGAGCGTTACTCAATGTACTATGAGAATCCTCCAATTGTTAACATTGAACCAAAAGACAAAACTTTAGTATAATAATATAGAGATGGATCAATTAGAAAACAAAAGAACTTATTCATTTAACCTTGGTGGGTTATATCCAGTCATTGCCTTTTGTACGGCAATGATAGGTTACACAATTCACAATAGCATATTTTGGAGTATCATAGATTTCTTTTTTGCTCCATTTGCTTGGATGAAATGGTTGATCATGCATCAAGTAAATATTACAATCATTAAGGAAACGTTTTCCTTTTTTATACAATAGTTCTTTACATACGGAGAGGTACCAAAGCGGTTTACTGGACCAGTCTTGAAAACTGGCGATCTTGAAAGGGATCCGTGAGTTCGAATCTCACCCTCTCCGCCACATTTAATAATAAAGCCCAATGATTAAAAACAGAACACCATACCTTGGTAAAATTAGACTTAAGTTTGAAAAGTTTCCTTACTATTCAGGAAAAGACAAACTAAATAAAGTCCATCTAAACTTGGGCTTTACTAAATTAGTAAGTCGTATAACTCCATTTAGGGATTTTAGAGGTTGGATTGTAAATCCTGAATGTATTAAATTAATAGAGGAGAATACTGGCCTAAAGATAAAGACTCGCACAGTCGATCACCATGGCCAAGGAGGTGAGTTTGTTCTTTACCATTCAAGTATACACCCTGACGGTCATTACGTGGGATCTATTGAAGAGGGCTGGTGGTATTATAATAATAAGTTAAGAGCGACTAAAGGCTCGCATCCACATACTGCATGGCATAAAGAAAAGAAAAGATGGGTTGGGTATTCGCATAGAGCTTCTCAGTCTTTCGGTAAAGGCGATAAACTATTTACTGAGACCTGGACTATCCCAGTTGAAGATTTATTAAGCTATGACCGTTACTATATTAAACACATTGATCAGTTTTATATTGAACGCTTGGCAAAAACTGAAGCAGACGAAGAATTAACCCTTGAGAAATGGGCTACTGGATATGTTCCATTTAAACTTAGGGGAGCTAAAACAATTCATTCATACGAACAGGCCTATGAAGCAGCTGTTAACTTTGCAAAATATATTGGCTAAATGAAGAAAGGTTCCCAAATCCGTGCTGAAATACTGGACAAGGACTTACGTAACTTGGCTGCAGAATTCGTAGAGAAATTAGAAACTGACCCATACCAGCCTGGCGTGGTCCACCCACAAATATACCCAGACGATTTACAAGAAGTTGTCGAAGACCTTTTCTATATCAGGGGTTATTCGGAAGCAACCATTAAAATCTTTAGAAATAAGGATGGCGTTTCAATTAAGGTTGAAGTATTAGACCGAGCTGGAAATAAATAACTGAAAGTTATTACCCTAGTGAAAGCTAAGAAATTTAAACAATTTGTAACCGAAGCAATTAAGCGTAGATCTGCTAGTATCAGTGTTGACGTAGAAGAGTGTGTATTTGTTATTAATGATACCATTTATTTTATGACAGTTGAACTTGATGGAACGGTTGACCATGAACCAGCAGATTCGTCAGTTGGACTATCTGCTTCAACTTATGTAGACGAGTGGTGGTTAAATAGTATTCCTTTTTGTGAAAAATTCACAGATCCAAAAATTAACCAACAAGTATTAGCTGAAATCTCTAATATCATAAATGATATAACTGGCCTTCGTGAATTAGACTTAGTTGCTGATTCAGTTGAAAAAGCGGTAAGCGACTATCTTTGGAAGGCCTTAAATGAGTATCCAATGGAAGAGGTGCCTGATGCTGAACTATCTCAAGTAACGTCAATCCTAGCTAAACAAATTGATGACTCTAGTTATAGGAATTTATTATATCAAGATTTAACTGGAAACTTTGACGAACGAGCTACTAGGGAATTAGATAATGAAGTTGAACATTATGATAACGGCCGATGGTAATGAAAGCTAAAAACTTTAAACAATTTGTAACTGAAGCAAGTCAGTTTCCAGCCACTAGAGATGTTCATGTAGCCTTTGAGGACCTGGTATTTGTCATTAACCAAATCATCTATCGTATGGGTATTGAAATTGCAGCGAAGGTTGGTGACCGTGATGATGAAGAGATCCGACATTTTGGGTCTAGATATTTTGCTGAAGACTGGTGGCTGTACAATATTCATTATTGCGAAAAGTTTAAAGATCCCGAAATTAATAATCTTATCTTAACTGAACTTGCTGAAGCAACAAATGATATATTAGGGCTTGGAGAATTAGGCCTAACCGATGCATCTCAAAAAGACATACAGTCCAGTATTATAGATGAGGCATTTAGTAAATACTCAATGGAAGAGGTCTCTAGTGCTGACCATGATCAAGTAGAGTCAATTTTAACTGATCAGTTAAAAAATGACAAATATACTGAAATTTTATATAAGTCAAATGATACTTTTGCTCAGCAACTTAATAATATTCTAGCCGACGAAATTGGTGATTTAAACGGAACTGATGATTACTAAGATTGGCTTAATATAAATAACCTAAAATAATTAAAACACTCATGCAAATGTTAAAATTTACACAATTTGTAAACGAAGCTCAAATTAAAGATAAAGCGCTTGTTTCAAAATTGGATAGAATCCATGAAATTAAAGAAAGACTTAAAGAACTAACTGCTGAAACCAAGTCAATTGAAGGCGAATTAAAAGAGTTTGATGCTAGTATTAAACCAGTATTTGATGCAATGAAAGTCTTAAATGATAAATTGGCCTTAACTGAGAAGTACGTAATTAAGATTACTAGATACGGTGGAGAAGGTACGTCAATTGCATATGGTAAAGCAGTTGAACAAGCTCTTACTCAAGTTGATGAAGCTGCTCAAGCAATTATTAACGAATGTGTTAGAGTAAATACTGCAGTAACTAGTGTAAAACACTCTTATGATATTCAAAAGGTTGAAGAATCTAAATTATCTGATAAAGTAAGGGCAGTAGTTGCTAAACTATCTGATAAAATTAAATCGGCGGTTGAGAAATTCAAATCAGTATTTGCAACTAAGACAGCTAAGATTGATCAAGCTAACCAAAAATTAGCAGGTATCGTAAAGTAATTACACCAAAAAAAGAAATATCGAACAATGTCAATATTAAAAACCACGCTAAAAGTTGAGTCAACTACCCTATTTCCAACTCCGACTGCACTTACTAATGTAAATAATAATGCAGAGATTGCTGACAGTAATTTTGGAAAGATTGCAGTTAATCACTTAACTCCTGCCTATTTAGTTACTGGAGACTTAGGTGCAAAAGGAACCTTCCTATATGTAAAAGCATCAGTGACTAATGGTCCTGAGATTGCAGTTAATATTTACGGAGATGATGCAGAAACTCCAGTGGTAACTGTATTTACTGGCGATACTGGCTTTATTCCAGTTACTGCAACTCAAGGTAAATTATATGCTAAAACAACTTACGGTACTGCTAACTTAGAATATTTTGTTGGAAGCCGTGGAGAAGATCTTGGTCAATTTACGCTAGTATATCATTTAGATAATACGCCTGGTACTACTTGGAAGTATTTTGTAGTTGATGCAAACAGTGGAGTTGCTTCTAAGTTATATGATACTGGCTTTGCTAAAGCAGATTACAATATGGACGGTTACGAAAGTGGCGTACAAAATGCAGGAATTGTTTTTAGACTAAACGGCAATGGCCCAGCTGACGAATTATTCTTAACTGATAAAACTGGAGCTCCGCTATTTGGACACGGTCTTACCGTTGATTATGATAATTGGTGGTCGTTAGACGGTAAAGGAATTCTATGGACATACGTAACTGCAACCGGTTGGAGACTGTCTTATTATAACGGTAATGAAGTTTATCATCATGATTTTGTTGGAGCAAGCGGTATCGATATTGAAACTAACTGGGATAATTGCTCAGCAAATGGAACCGTTGCTGCCTATATTTACAATCATAACGGTATTAGTAATCAAGAGGCAATCTATTTAATTAAAGACGATCAAAAGAGCCTAATTACTGATATTAATACAGATACGTATATTTATGCAGATGCTGCAACCTATACATTTGCTAACTATTTTATTGTAACTCTGTATGATGATGATAACGGATACTATACTGGCCTTAAAATCTTTGATACAAGTGGAAGCTTATTAAAATCGGTTAATTTAACTCCAAATACATATAACAGTATGTCATGGGATTTCTATGGTACTGGACATTGGCAGGGTTACTTGTATAATTATAGTGACACAGCGGTTGACTATTTAATGTTTAACTATAACCAGTCAACTGGTGTTCTAATTGGAGAAGGTCTTGACTGGACTCATGAAAAGGGTTCTAATTTTCCTGACGTAAATGTTGAATATAATAATTATTCTCCAACTGGTACTGAAGGTGCTAAAGCTGAATCAATCGCCATATTATTTTATAATGAAGATGACAATGATTATGATTTAATTACTCCAGTTCTTATAGATTATTTAGATATTCATTATGTAATTGGAAATTCAACTACTGCAAATAAACAGGTAATACACTCTGACCCAGGCACAGACTATTGGGTTAACTTAAATCTGGAAATTAATGATACGAGCATTCAGATGCTTACTCAATATGATGACTATGAAGGTGGACCTCTGTATGCAGTTAATTTTACAACCACTGGTTCAACTCAATATGTATTAGTACAGGACATGACTACCTATACTCCTGGAAATTCATGGGATTTTTATGCAACTGGAGACTATCGACTATTCCAATACAGCAATCAGGCATTAGATAAAACAATTTATAAAGTAATCTCAGGTACAACTATCCTAGATACTCTTACTATTGATAATGCATATGAAACAAATTGGAGAACTCAACTAAATTCAATCTTCATTCGTACTTGGAATCTAATCGGAACTCAAAAGTGCTGGTATTTTAATACAGTTACGGGTAAATTTGTTCAACTTCCTAAATTCTATTCACAAAGAGGTTATGCAAATATTACTGCAACTGATGGACTTAAACCTAACTATATGATATTAATTTCACCAAGCTATTGGAGAGATGATAATAAATGGGCAGCAAGAATGTTGGTAAATGGAGTGGTTAGTGCTGAGGTTATTATTTTAGACGAATCAGTTGTTAATATTGGGGACTGGAACTGGTACCTTACTCCTCAAGGTTTTTGGTTCTTATATCAAGATTCAGATAACTTAGACAAATGGATAATTAAAGGGTTTGACCATTCATTAACCTCAACCTATACAATAAATACTGATTGTAAATATTGGAGTTGGGACGATGACTATAATAATATTAATATGTTTGCATTTAGACCAGAATCAGGTTCTCTTGAATGGAACATATTTAACCTAGGTTCATTAATTAATTACAAAAAGTATATTGGTATAGATGATTTTGATCCAACCTATGTTATTAATGATTGGAACTATATTTACTAATACTTAGAAATTAAAAAAGAAAAAATATAACACTATGAATTACATAATAACCGCAACAATATTCGATCAAATCAATATTGCAACTAGCGATCCTGGAAAAGAAAGAATTGTTCCTGCTCCAAAATTAGTAAAGCAGATGGCTGACAAATCTTCATACAATATTAATGCCGGCAAAGATATTAAATTTACGGGCGCTGAACTTAAGGCTAAAATTAAAGCTGACCTTAAATTAGCAGACACAATTATTGATGTTACTCTTAAAACTGGAGACGGTAAGATTGTAGCTGATGATGTAGCTTGTGAAGCTTACGGAATTAAATTTGAGGCAACTAACGCCTATGTAGCACCAGTTACTCCAGTAAAAACTGTTTAATTAAAAAATATTAAAACTAAATGTCAACTCTTAAAACCACACTCATATTTGAATCGGCTGCTTTATTTCCAACGCCAATGTCATTTACTAAAATTGCAACTGAAACCTTAACTGGTACCTATGCATCATTTCAAACCAATACATTGGCTGCAGGTTCTTTAGAAACCTTATTTGAAACTAATGAATCAATTGGAAACTCTGGTGTTCTGTATTTTTATGCAAATGCAGCTTCGGCTAATACAAAACCAATTGACTTAGTTATTGATAATAAAAGTACAAGCCAATCTTATTTTGTTAGACTAATTCCTGGAGATATAACCTATTTGCCAGTATTTGCAGCAGACTATGCAGGTATCAAAATTTCAGCAAGAAATAACGATCCTAGTAATACAGCAGCTCTTACCTATTTTTATGGATCTAAAGACTAATTAAAACCTTTTCTAAAAAAGTGGTATAATAGCTTTATAAATAACAAGACAAACATTCAAACACTCGTGCAACAAACTACAAAAATATCAAAAAATACACAAAACTGGAATCAGTATCCGGCAGGCACAGCTAATGTGATTGCAATAGAAACGATTAAAGATTTTGGGGTATTGCGAGGTTTAAGTAGACAGAGTTAAAGAAAAATATTAACTATGAAACGAAAAACCTCGAACCTAAAAAATTCGAGGTTTTTTGGTTTAACATGGTGCGGTAGCTCAGTTGGTAGAGCAAAGGACTGAAAATCCTTGTGTCGCTGGTTCGATTCCAGCCCGCACCACCAAATTGGAATATAGCTCAATTGGTTAGAGCATTCGCCTGATACGCGAAAGGTTATAGGTTCGAGTCCTATTATTCCAACCAGTTCTTTAAATACATAGGTGTAGTGCAATGGTAGCATGCCGGTCTCCAAAACCGTTGATGGAAGTTCGAATCTTTCCACCTGTGCAAATTTTCTAAATTATAGTATAATAGCTATTAATTAGAAATCAGGTCTTTGACATGTTGGTTATTAAAAATTGTCCTGTGGTGTAACGGCAGCACGTCTGGTTTTGGTCCAGAAAATTGAGGTTCGAATCCTTGCGGGACAACGCAAAAATATATCGCGGGGTGGTGGCAGATGGTCAGCCCGCCAGCCTCATAAGCTGGAGATCGTCGGTTCGAATCCGGCCCCCGCTACTAAATTGCGATATTGGTGTAAGGTCGTTCTCATGAGACGATTAGGTAGATATACCCCTGAGAGGTTCGAATCCTCTAATCGCAACCCGGATCCATGCACGTCGAGCACAAACCAATTGCTCTTCAGGTAGATTTGCATGGATAAACAACCCGTCACGGTATACCCACAGGGTAGGAGTGAACTGAAGAGAAACGGTCCTGTAGTTAATCGGCTATAATATCGCCCTGTCACGGCGAAGTGCCGGGTTCGATTCCCGGTGGGACCGCAACGAGTAAGAGGTACTCGGAGAGATTGGTCACATTCTGTAAAAAAGTGATGGTGGTAAAAAAATCCTCGACCTAATGAGGTATCGATTCGGACTAACGATAGCAAGATCCTGCATCGCCGACGTAAGGATTGACAGGTTTTTATGTGGTAAGACACTAATGAAAAAGACCTATTGTATTGGGGGTAGCTATCTGGGCTATCAAACAGCAGTAGGAGATATGGTTCTCGAAACAGTCAGAGAAACCCGTTAAAATCTAGTTTAGCAAATCTCACTAAGCGAAACTTGGCCCGTTAGTCTATCGGTTAGGACACGCCCCTTTCACGGGTGAGAGACGAGTTCGATTCTCGTACGGGCTACCTTCGCAAGTAGAAACTGTCGGCCGCGTAAAGGTGCCGCTACTTTAAAAGTCAGTATTTGCCTCCTTAGCTCAGCTGGTAGAGCAACTGATTTGTAATCAGTAGGTCGCTGGTTCGATTCCGGCAGGAGGCTCACATCATATCAGGGTCGAGCCGTATTGTGCCATGATATGAAATAGACTTGAGAGGATTAGAGACGGCCGTGACTACCTCAAGTCGAAAAATTAAATGGTGTCTTGGTACGCTCTGACGAAAGTTAACGACAAGGTCTCGGTAGGCGGTTCTAGACCGATCCTACCCATTTGCGGGAGTAGCTCAGTTGGTAGAGCGCAACCTTGCCAAGGTTGAGGTCGCCGGTTCGAACCCGGTCTCCCGCTCCAAGTGGATCAAACGTGTAGTAACCACAGGCGCGATATCCGCCACTACACTCTAAGCGAGTATCGTATAACGGTTATTACTCCAGCCTTCCAAGCTGGAGATCTCAGTTCGATTCTGAGTACTCGCTCTAACTGGTGGCTCCCTTAATGGTTCGAGGCCGACCTCAAGCATCAGTGATACGCCATACAGGGGGCGAAAGCGTATCAAACTATCGGGATATAGCGTAACCAGGTTATCGCGCCTGCTTTGGGAGCAGGAGGCTGGAGGTTCGAATCCTCCTATCCCGACCAAAAATATGCCATATCGCAGTAGTTGGAGAGACTGGACGGTCTGTAAAACCGTTGACTTACGTCTGAATAGGTTCGAATCCTATATATGGCACAATGTAATAAGTCCAGGTTCGAGTCCTGGTAATAGCATAATTGGCAATGCGTCACGTGGAGTGAAGATTTGGGTTCGAGCCCCAGTATTGGTGTAACAGGTAGCACAATCATCTTATTGGACCTTTAGCTCAGTTGGTTAGAGCAGCGCACTCATAATGCGAAGGTCTCAGGTTCGAGTCCTGAATGGTCCACTTCAGGTATTTTTGTACCTGGTCTTAGATAAATAATCAAAAGACTAGGACAAAAATGCCAAGAAAACAACACACACATCATTACATCTATAAAATAATATGTAATGTAACTGGAAAATACTATATCGGAATGCATTCGACTTCTAATTTAGATGACGGGTATTTCGGTAGCGGTAAGGTTCTGAAGAGATCCTTAAATAAGTACGGAAAGAAAAACCATTCGATTGAAATCTTAGAATGGTTTCTTGATCGAAGTTCTCTAAAAACCAGAGAAGCCGAATTGGTTAACGAATCTTTGGTATCAGATCCTCTATGCATGAACTTACAACTAGGCGGAGGCGGCGGATTCGTTAACGAAGATCACCTCAAAAAATGCTCTATTGCTGGAGGCAACGGTCATTCAAGCCGAATGAAATTTGATGATTTATACAAACATCGAGTATCAAATACAGCTAGAGAAACAATGAAAACTCTTCACAGTAAAGGTTTGTTGAATAACTCCAGCCGGTTCTCCGGGAAAAATCACACAGCTGAAACTAAATTAAAACTGAGCGAACTTGGTAAAAATTACATAGGCGAAAAAAATTCTCAATTCGGTACACGTTGGATAACAAACGGCGATATTTGTATCAAAATCAAAAGTGGAGAATCCATACCTAATGGTTGGAAATTCGGTCGAAAATAATCGTTACTGACTCAAACTTTTTTTAGGCCACTATTGGTATAATAACCCTAAATAATAATAACATGACACGTACAACATTATCAAACACGGCAGAGCGTTTAATGCAATTGCCAAAGCAGATCCAAGAACTCCAAGTAGAGATATTAAGTCTCACTAATGAGTCTAATCGAATTAGCGAATCAATCTCTAGTATTGAATCAAAGATTAAAACTGCCATCAATTCTGAAGTTGATGCAAACGGTAAAAAAGTTTATTCAAATGCGGAAGCTCGTGAAGCTGAATTAATTGAGCGTACTCAATTTAACTCTGAACTAATTGAACTTCGTAATGAACATGCGGATTTAAACCGGATCAATCAAGAAAAGAAAATTGAAGTTGAAGCATTAAGTAATGAACAACGTAATATTCGTTCAATTCTGTGGTTCTTTGCTGGACACGATGACCAATTATAATTAAGTTAAACTTTATATATTAAACCGGTTCACCTGGACCGGTTTTTTTATGTGAGATAAATAGAATAAAGTAATTAAAATAGGATGAGTACTACCCCATTTGCATATAATCCAAGTCAGTCTACTATTGCTGGAACAACAAATTTAGTTAATTTATCAATAGGAACAACTGACCAGCACTATGGCGCTAATCCGGGTGGGTTAACTTGGTGGATGGGGCCAGAAGATACAACCGGTTACCTAATTTGCAGACCGGTACCTGCTGGAAATCAACCAACTCAAATGGGTGCAATTGGAACAGTTCGATTTGCTAGAAGTACTGCTAAAACTGATCAATCATTTTTGGAACTGGCTAATTATATTAAAAGAGATCTAGGCGGATTGCCTAATCTAGCAAGCGCATCAGCCGCTCTTACTTGGTTAAATGATAATGGTTATTGGACTTCATGGGTTCAACCATATATTGCAGGTTTATATAAAACAACATATAGTGGATATTTTGCAGATAATGTAAGTTTCTTTGCAACCGCAACACCACAAGCATTTGGTGCAAATCCAATTACGTCAGTTCAAACAACTACAATATCAGAACCTGGAACTGATGACGGATCTTCATTTAGTTGCCAATGGTTAGGTTATTTTAAACCAACTACTTCTGAAACTTATACATTCTTTACCTCAAGTGATGATGCTTCGTATATGTGGATTGGTGCAACGGCTCAAACTGGTTTTACGACAGCCAATGCAACGGTTAATAATGGTGGATTGCATGGAACAACTGAAAAATCGGGATCAATTACATTAACTGCTGGAGTTTATTATCCAATTAGAATACAGTTTGGAGAACTAAGTGGCGGAGATGTTTTAACGTTTAACTATTCAACCCCGACTATTACAAAAACAACTAATGTTACTGGATTAGTTTTCTATAATTCAACAACAAACAATTTTTAAAAATAAAATATTATAATGGCTAGTACAAAACCATTTTCTAGAAATCCATCACATACTGCAATTTCAGGGGTAACCAATCTTGGAGATATTGCAATAGGAACCTCTGCTCAAAACTATTCAGCTAATCCAGGCGGATTAACTTGGTGGATGGGGCCAGACGAATCAACTGGCTATGTGATTGGTGCACCAGTTGCTCTAGAAAATCAGTCAACTCCAATTGGATCAGTAGGAAATGTTCAATTTTGGAGAACCAATTCCTTAAGTGATTCTGAATTTCTTTCATTAGCCAATTATGTTAAACGGACATTCGGTGGAGCTGCTGATTTAGCAACTGCCTCTGCTGCTAATGTATGGTTAGGTGCAAACAATTACTATACAAACTGGACTTTGCCAGCAACTACTACCACAACAACGGTTGCTGCCACCACTACAACCACAACAACTGCTGCGCCAACTACGACAACGACTACGGCAGCGCCAACTATAATAACCTCTGGCCTTATTTTAAATTATGATATTAGTAAGCCGGCCTCATACTCAGGCAGTGGAACTACTATAACTGACTTACAGGGAAATTCTAATGCAACAACCGTTAATAGCCCAACTTATACTTCTTCTGGGGGTGGCTACTTAACATTTAACGGAAGCAATCAATACTTTGTTACTAACACCTCATTAAATTCTAAATTATCACCAGCAAATACGTCAACCTTATTATCAATATTTGTTTGGGTATATCCTATGGATAATGGTGTTATCGTAGCAGAATTAGGACAGGCAACGGCAAATGACTTATGGCATGATTCTCAAATCGAAATGGTTGCTGGAACAATTAAATTTTCTGTTTGGAGCGGTGTTGTACAAAACTTATCATCATCTATTTCAACGCCTTTAAATAACTGGTATTATGTTGGGTTCACTTATGACGGAACAAATTTAAGAGGATATGTTAATGGTTCATTGGCTGTAACTTCCGGTACAATAACCAGACAAACTCCTTATAACAACGGAGGCGGCGTAGGACTGCACTATGCAGTAGCTTCAGAGGATCTTACAAAGCTTGGAGATGGCTCGTATGCTAACATGAGATTTGGTGGAATGCAAATCTACAATACGGCATTAACTGGCAACAACGTGTTGACTAATTTTAACGCAACTAAATCAACCTACGGTCTGTAATTCTTGGTATATTAATACCATGATGAATGAATTCCAAAAGTATGCAATGAGCGAGCACGGGGTGTCCTCATTGAAATTAGATTATTACAGTAAACAAGTTGAGTCATCAATGACTCCTTATATCTTAGAAGAACGCGAGTTACGGGTTACTCAAATGGATATTTTTTCCAGATTAATGAGGGACCGTATTCTTTGGGTTGCTGGTCCAGTAAATGATTATATGTCAACTATTGTGCAGGCTCAGTTAATGTTCCTAGATTCAGTTGATGGTACTGATATTACAATGCATATTGATTCTCCAGGCGGATCAGTTAAGTCTGGACTTTCAATGGTAGATGTAATGGATTATATTAAAGCCGATATCCGAACAGTAAATACTGGAATGGCTGCATCAATGGGATCTATTCTCTTGGGTGCTGGCACAAAGGGTAAGCGTAGTTCCCTAAAGCACTCAACCACAATGTTACATCAATCTTCTGGTGGATTTAGCGGAAATATCCAAGACGCTGAAGTTGACTGGGCTGAATGGCAAAAAGTTAATCATGAACTATTTGTATTATTAGGTAAATACTGCGGTAAAAAACCTGATCAAGTAAAGAAGGATGCAACCAGAGACTTTTGGTTAAATGCAGAAGAGGCCGTAAAATACGGAATCATTGATGAGATTGTAAAATCTAAAAAATCTAAATAATAATATATGCATGGTAAAGTATTAGTACTCCTACGTGGAGTTCCTGGAGCAGGCAAAAGCTCGTTCGCAAATTTTGTATGGAATAGCGGTGTAATTTTTGAAGCTGATAAATTCTTTGATACGCCAGATGGAGGTTATAAGTTTGATGGAGCTAAATTAAAAGAGGCCCATGAATGGTGTAGGCTTGGTGTACAAACTGCAATGGAAGAAAATATTCAAACCAACGGTCAGTATTATCCAGAAATAATTGTATCAAATACATTTACTCGTGAATGGGAAATGCAAGCCTATGTAGACTTAGCCAAAGAATTTGGGTATACAGTAGTCTCCCTAATTGTTGAGAACCGTCATGGTGGAGTTAATCAACATGGAGTACCTGAGGAAAAGGTGCAAGAAATGCGAGATCGATTTGAAGTAAAATTATAAATTAAAGTGGTATATTATTTAAAATCATAAAAAATAAAGCTATGAACAAAAAAGAATTAATTGATGCATTTCTAAAGAAGCTAGGAGTGTTTGGCAAAAAACTTGGTAACCTAATTATTGTTGCCATTGCAATGTTAGCCGGTTTCTTTATTGGCTATTACTATTGGGTAATGACAAACAAGGTTGGAAAATCTCAATGGGATAGTATTAAACCGTTAACCACAACATCTGTTGCAATTAACGAACGTAATGAATTATTGGTAATTGACCGAAAGACTGGAATCTATTCAATTTATCAAGATTCAGTAGGGATTGTTATTTTTAATCTCTATGCAAATCGTATTTATAAACAAGCAGTTCCAGTAACTACAAAATAATGACCTCATTAAAAACCATATTGATATTAAGTAGCTTAATCTTATTTGGAGCAATATGGACTTATGAGATTAATGAAACCACTGTTGGACTACCGGATGGAGCACGAACAATTGAAAGTGCTCCACCTTGTGTTCAAATGTATGATCACCTTAAGGAATATTCAGATAAGTACAAGATTCCATTTCATATTGCATATGGAGTAGCTCATAAAGAAACTGGATACAATGGAGCATTTGATTGGTCATATAACCCAGCACTAACCTCGTCGGCTGCTGCATACGGAGCAATGCAGGTACAGGTGCCTACTGCAAACTTTATTTGGCAGTCAGGCAAAAAGATTACCGCAAAAAGATTATTGACGGATCTGAAATTTAATGTTGAGACCTCAATGAAACTTCTTGCACATTTGAAAAAACGATACGGTAGTTGGGAACTTGCATTGGGTTGTTATAATACCGGAAGACCTTTAATAAATTCATATGCACTAGAAATTGTACACTCAAACTATAAATAAAAAAATTAAATAAAATGGCAGACTTTTGTAATAAA